GTGGACTAAAGCGTTACAGTTGATGAATTTCTATGACTTATATATGGATTCACCAGATGGACCTACGACGAAACTTGAAGAAAACTGGACAGCGGACGTTGATTATTTCAATGGTGACCGGAGATATTTTTAATGTCCCACGTGATAGCATCATCGTACATTGTACTCAATCAACCCTACACAACGCAAGATCAAATCATTGCGGTGGTTAGGAGAGACATACCAACTGCTTGGAATATACCAGTCTTTGAAGACTTTCCAAGTCAAAGTGAAAAGGTAAGGTATGGAGTATATGTTAGTGATGTTCACCAAGACGATAGAAATCCTCATCAATTAGGTGTTCAATATGGTGGAAGTATATACCACGCTTACGATACATTTAGCGTGAGTTATATTTCATATCAGGAAGATCCATATAACCAATCAGTCAATGCAATCATTGCCAATTTGGTAATAGCACTGAAAGATGACGGTCAACAATTGTTTGATGGCTATTTTGAAAGAAATTTCACTCAAGTAAGGACATATGGACCAACGCAGGCAGAACGGCACGACTGGACATTTAGAGTTTTAAGATTAGAGTTTAATACATAGCCAACAATACAAGGAGAAGTTATTATGGCAAGAATTACGACAAATACGACTGGTACGCAACCAGTCATCATCATTGGGTTATCAGGTGCAAACCTTGCTAACACATCGCTAGCAATCACCGTACCATTTGTACAAGATTTGACTATCACCAATTCAACTGGTGTTTATTCGTACACTACATTCTCGGATGTAGATACACGTAAACTAAGTACACCTGCTGATAACGAAGCAAGTACTAATATTATAGTGGATGACATTGCTTACTTTGGTAGCAACGTTGCTGGTAATACAGCGCCCGAACTAGGTATCGCCAGTATGTCAATCAATAAGAATACTATTGACTTTGAAATATATTGGAATGGTACTGCAAACGGCGCATATTTCTACAGTGGTACCGGGTTTATCACAAGCCTAGCACCAACTACAAGTCCAGAGGCACCAGTTTGGGTTACCCCATTAACTATCGCTGTCGATGGATCATTCACAGTAGCCATTGCCCCTTAACGGTAAGTAATAGCAGTGTAGGACAAAAAGGGATATCAAAAGTATCCCTTTTTTAATAATTTAATGAAAGATAATAATTTATGGAATATCAATTTTTAAAAACAGACGAAGAAAAACTCAGAAGCCTTATATCAGACGAGGCTAAGAATTCTAATATGCTTGCGGCTATGTCTAGTACTATAAAACAAATGCAGGCTAAGAGCAGTTTTCGCATAGCATTGTTAAATCAACTGATTGACAATCACTACAACAACGAATAAATAGAATACAACAACTCATTAAGGAAATAAACAAATGAAACTCTCTGAAATCGCATCAGCCCCCATACTAATTCAAATCGTCCTAGATGACAAAGAAACCATTGAACAATATGGTGAGCCAGTCACGTTCCACACTTGGGATCGGCAACCAATGGATGTATTTACAAGATTAGCAAATGTAACAGATAAAGATACTGGCGCATTGATTGATATTGTAAAAACACTTATCCTTGATGATAAGGCAAGACCATTACTGTCAGAAAAAAGTATGTTACCTACTGGTGTAATGATGAGGGCAATTGGTAAGGTTACCGAACAACTGGGAAAGTAACTAAAGATGATATTGATATCAAAAGTCAAAAGATGTTATCTATAATGCAAATCGACGGCTTAGGCAAAAGATATGGAATGTTGCCCAGCCAGGTGCTTGCGAAAGCAGATACCTTTGACTTGTACATTTTAGATGCAGCATTAACATTTGATCAATATCATCATAAAAAGGCACTTAACGGTGGCCGAGAACCAATGCCCGATTATACTCAAAATGAATTGCTTGATATCTTAAATAAGGCCAAGAATACAAATGCTTAAACTAGATGTACAATTTACCAATCAGGTATCACCAATGCTGCAAACTATGCAGGATAAGTTAGATAAACTACCTGCTCAAGCAGCACGAGTATTTGTTGCCAATACACCTATTCGCTCTGGCAATGCGCGCAGGAATACAAAACTGGTTGGTAAAACAATACAGGCTGATTACAAATACGCCCAGCGTTTGGATGAAGGCTTAAGCAATCAATCTCCTGCAGGAATGATTACTCCTACAGAAGAATTCATTCAAGCGCGATTTACAGATATAATGGCAGGGAAATAATATGGCCACCGCAAATATAGCACTAAACGTAACTGGCAATGCCAGTCAACAACTAGAAAAAACTAATAAATCAGTCCAGGCCCTTGGTAAATCAATGGCCAAGATGGGTGCAGATGTGGGTGCCATCAACGGCGCCTTCTCTAAACTTAATGGTATACTAGGGGTTGGTGCTATATTAGCATTTGGGGCTGCTAGTATTAAAGCAGCAGACGGGGTATCCGATCTATCAGACGCAATTGGTGTGGGCATTGGGGAAATTAAAAACCTACAAGATGCATTTGCAGCAAGTGGTGGAGATGCTGACGGCGCAACAATGGCGTATGTGCGTCTTAGCAAAGCAGTTGCTGAGGCAAGACAAGGCAATGAGGGCCTAAGAGCCAAGATGGAAGAGTTAGGCATCACCCAAGAAATGCTTAAGAGAAATAATCTTAGTGAGATTATGACTCAAACCCGCGCGGGTATGGCACAATTGGGTGATAGCACTGATAAAACTGCACTGTCTATGGAATTGTTAGGTAAGGCTAACAATACATTAAACTTTGAAAAAGTAAATGCAGAAGTAGCCAAGAACAAACAGTTAATGGAAGAACTTGCGCCTTTTATTAAAGCGCAAGGTGACTTATACGATAATTTACATAAAATTGGCGTTGAATTTGCAAATGAGATGACTAAAGAAACCGGCGGTCTAGTACAGATGTTTGTAGAACTAACTGCTAATACTAAACAAATCGCTGAATCGCTTGCTACTTTAACCAAGATACTTGGAGTAGCATTGGCGTCTTGGTTGATATTCTCAAAGGTACTACCAGCAATAACATTTGCAATGAACGCACTGCAGGCATCATTGCTAGCCACTGCAGGTGGAGGACTTGCCGCAATTGGTAAAGCGTTTGGTGGAATTGTAAGAAGCGGAACTGCACTTATTACAATGACTGGTAAAATAACGGCAGGTGTTCTTGCAGTTGGTGGAACAGTAACTATCATAACTAGACTTCAGCAAGCATTCTTCTCATTAATGGCGCTGATGGCCGGAGTATTGCGAGTGGGATTACGCTTTCTTGGTATTGCCGGTATCATATATACAGTAGTAGAAGCACTTGATTTATTCGTAGATAAGATATTAGGTATGGGTAGCCCACTTAAGTGGCTAGGCGACCAATTAGGTGGCATATGGGAAGGCTTTAAAAAGTTGACTGGAATGACACCTAGCGTGCCAGCACTGCCAGACGTTCAACGGGGCAGGCCTACAATGGAAAACGATCCGCGTAGAACAGACGCACCCGCCACCACAGATATAACAAACACTAATCTTAAACTTCAAAAATCTATTCAGGATATCACTAAAGCCTATCGCGATCAGGCACTCATCCGTGTTAGTCAATTACAAGATGAATTCCGTTATATGGGAATGTCAGAGAATGCGGTAGAACTGGAAAAGAATAAAGTTACTATCTTACAGCATCAAAAAGATGCTCTTGCAGATTTAGCAAACAAAGAACAAGAAATAGTCAATGACACTGAAAGAACTAAAGAAAGCAAGCGTACACTATTAGGTATTATTGAACAGCAACGTCAAGCAGTTAATATAGTCGCGCAAGCAGAAACCCAACAATCTGAAATTGCAATTGCAAATATCCAAAAGCAAAGACTTGAACAAGTAAAATTAAACAACACGCTTGAAATTACAAAAGTCGCTATGGATAATCAAGCGGCTCTTAAAAATCTTAATAGCCAATTGTCAATTGTTGGATTATATGGCGACGCTTTAGAAACAGCCAATATACAACTTCAAGTCCAGCAAGAACTGCAAGCACGATTACTAGAAATTGACAAACAGCGTTTAGATTTAATAAACAAGAAAACAACACTGACAGCAGAACAATATGCAGAAGAAAGTAAAAAACTTGATCTACTCACTGAACAGGCAAATTTATACGCAACTGCTAGATTAACAGGTGAGAACAAACTAATTGCTGCTCAACGCACTAGTTCACGCGATGATGTTGCGGGGGCAATTGGAAAACGAATGGAAGAATTGCAACGATCAATAGATCCAACTGTATTGGCAGTCAAGCAGTTGGATAGCGTGTTTAGCAATATGGACAGCGCGATAGATAATTTTGTTGAGACAGGTAAATTTAAATTCAGTGACTTTGCTAGCAGTGTAATTAAAGATTTGCTTAAGATTGAACTTAAAGCACAAGCCACTAAGTTAATGACTGGTGCGTTTGGTGCCGGCGGCTTCTTATCATCATTGGGTTCATTGTTTGGATTTGCTAATGGCGGAGATCCTCCAGTCAATAAGCCCAGCATCGTGGGTGAGAAAGGTCCTGAACTATTCATACCTAGATCAGCAGGCACTATCATACCAAATGGTGCTAGTGCAGGTGGTGGCGGAGTAGTTAATAAAACATACATCACCAACAATATATCGGCAATTGATAGCAAGAGCGTAGCACAGTTATTCGCTGAAAATAGAAAAATGTTATTAGGTACAGTGCAATTAGCACAAAAAGAATTACCATACGGCAATAGATAAGGTGAAATAAATGAGCGGACTACAAACCATCATAGACAATTGTAATACAATTAAATTTAATAGGCGTAATGTGGTTGGTACACAATTTACTCGCAATGAAATTGCCCGCGTAAGTCAAACTCCAACCAAGAATCCGTGGAAAATTACTGTGGAGATGCCAAATAGTTTTCGTTATAACGATGCCCGCGCATTGATGGAAGAAATCGATACACTAGATACTTTCAATCCACAAGAAATAACATTTAGCAATAACAATAAACTTAGTTGGATATTTCGCTATCAAGGCCAGTTATCAACTGCACAACTTAACGCTTTAACAGTGGTTGATTACACAGGCAATCAACTAGAATTAGGTGGCTTACCCGCAGTAGCAGCATCAACTGTTATATTTAAAAAGAACGATCTAATAGAAATTGATACTTTTCCCTATCCATTCACAAGTCAACAAGACATAACACGCGGTAGTGGTGGAACAGTAATGGTAACAACTTCAAGACCCAATATCATTTCTAGTTCAGTCGCAGGGTATGGCGTCACAGTGGGTAATGATTGTATCTTTAATGTCTTTTCACCCAATATGCCAGTATACAAATTGATACCGGGTGGATGGAAATTATCCAATGGTACAACAATCAATAACGCATACTTGGAATGGTCAGATAATTTTTACTTATATGAGTGGGTGG